CTGTCTTATGTCCCATATGACGGGTATATAGCCAAGATGCACAAAGGCGAGAGCATATTGACTGCCGAAGAGACCCAGCTAGTGGCGATCGCGCCCCAGCTCCTCGCGGCTTTCTCCGCTATCAACGCGGGCGGCGCCATCATGCCCGAGCGTTCCGGCGGAGGCAACGAGATAAACATCTCCCTTGCGCCACAGTACCATGTAACGGGCATGGAGTCGCCAGCGCAGCTCGACACTATTTTCAACTCGAATAATGAAAACCTGCGCCAGCTCCTGATCGAAGTGCTGGAAGACCTGGAAATCGACGATGCAAGGAGGCGGTACAAGTGAGCAGGGCTTATGTGACCGTCCAGGGTGATATGTGGGACCTGATTGCGTATATGCAACTCGGGGACGTCGCATACACGGACATGTTGATGGGTTCAAACCGGCTGCTGCTGGATTACTATATATTCCCAGCCGGCATCACGCTTGATTTGCCTGATATAGATCCTGATGCTTCAAGCTCGCTGCCCCCCTGGAAAAAGGCCCCCCAATGAGCGACAAGGATATGGCACGGAGGACTACCGCCGAAGTCGCGTTTAAAGGCGTCGATATAACCGAATCTATACAAAAGTACCTTACATCGATAACGTACATCGACAATGAAGAGGGCGAGACCGACGACTTGCAGATAAACCTGCAGGACCGCGGCGACATATGGCTTGCCGGTTGGCTCACAGACGCAATTGAAGCAGCGGCAGCTAAAACATCGGGCGGGCCGGCAACAAAACCGCCTAACGCGGCGCGGCCGGTTTTACGCAATGGGTCGCGGGGCAGGGACGTCAGGGATATGCAGTTATTGCTTATCGGGCATGGGTTCCCGCTCCCGCGTTTCGGCGCCGACGGTGCGTTCGGCAGCGAGACTGAGCGGGCCGTCAGGGGGTTCCAAAAATCACGCGGGCTTGCCGTGGATGGTGTCTGCGGGCCTAAAACGTGGGCGGCATTGGAGATACCACCCGCAGCAAAGAATATAGACCCGCAGGATCACGGGTTTATGATATCCGCAGTGTTCGTGCGTAAAAATTGGCGCGGCGACGGCAAGGACGAGGTGCTTAACTGCGGGCAGTTTGAGCTTGACGCGGTGAGCGCAAAAGGGCCGCCATCGGCCATTGCGATTAAGGGGACTTCCCTGCCATATGGCACTGGAATCAGGCAGACTGAAAAGAGCAGGGCGTGGGAATCGTGCCAGCTATCGGAAATAGCGTCAGATATCGCAGATGCAGGCGGTATGCTCTGTATGTACGAGTCTTCGGCTGACCCGTTCTATAACCGTCTGGAGCAGGTGAGGACGAGCGATATCGTTTTCCTCTCGCGCCTTTGCGGCGACGCGGGCATATCCCTCAAAGTGACAAATAACATCATTGTCCTTTTCGACCAGTCTGAGTACGAATCAAAGCCGCCGGTCCTGACTATCAGGCGCGGCGACGGCAAATATGATAAATGGAGCTTGAACACAGGCTCCACTGATACAAAATACTCATCATGCAGGGTGAGCTATACGGACCCTTCTACCGGGCGCGCGATCGAGGGCATAGCATATGCGGATGATTATCAAACTGATAAAAAAGACAACCGGCAACTGGAGGCCTACGCAAAAGTCAGCGGCATAGCCGAGGCGATGGCGCTCGCAAGTAAAAGGCTGCGCAAAGCGAACAAATACGGATTGACCGCGCAATTCACATATCCCGGCGACCCGTCCCTATTAGCAGGCCTTACCGTTATGCTGGCAGGTTGGGGGGCGTGGAGCGGGAAATTTATTATCAGCCAGGCGCAGCATACGGTCGGAAGGTCCGGGTACACGACGCAAATAAAGCTCCGGCAAGTTTTGGAGGGGTATTGATGGGGCCTGATGATTCATTGAATAACATCGTCCGCGTCGGCACTGTCCATGCGGTCGACTTTTCAAAAACTAAAGCCCGCGTGTGGTATGACGACCTCCGCATTATGTCGGGCTGGCTCGGTGTTTTGCAGCTCAACGGCGCCGCTGTCAAGGTTGCCGGGGACGGGGGGCATACGCACGACCATACTGTATCAAACGAAGATGGGCATAAGCACGACGTAGCCGATGGCTGGATGGAAAACCACTGGCATGACGGGACGAAGCTCGCCGATTGGATGCCATCGGTCAACTCCCGCGTGCTTGTGCTCTATCTGCCTGTTCCCAACGGGGACGGGTTCATACTAGGGGGGATATCGTGACGCAGATAGGGTGCCTCGGCGATATCATTTTCCAGGTCAACTCCAATGTCGCAGAAACGCCGCAGAATATACAGTGGTCGGGGTCTGTCCGGTATACTGAGCATCAGCGCCACCAGAGCAACGCCTTGACAGAATTCACTGGCATCAACGCCGACAAGTTTTCATTCGACTTAAAGCTCCTTGGCGAGCTCGGCGTCGACGTCATGGCAGAGCTTGGCAAAATATGGGCCTACGAACGGAAATGGGCCGCGCTGCCGCTCGTTTTTGGCAGCAAAGTCTACGGCAAGTTCCGGTGGACGATAATTAGCCACAGGGTAAATATGAGGTATTTTGATATTGAAGGGAACCTTTCAGGCGCTGATGTCTCGGTCTCCCTGCTTGAGTACCTTAACGAGTGAGGCTTAATATGAAATATACAGTCAGTGCGTTATCATCGGATATGGCACGACCCAATATACCAGGCCATGTGGCAGATACCCTCGGCAGGATAGTTAAGCTCCTGACGACGCGGCAATTGACCTGCCCTCTGTACCGCAGTTTCGGGCTGCCGATGCGCTTCATTGACAAGCCTATGAACGTTGCTGCCCCGATCGCAGTCGTAGAGGTAACGGAAGGGCTGAGGGAATGGGTGCCGGAAGCGGAGTTTATAGGCATTTCGTTTTCGCATGACCCGGAAAACCCCGGCAGGCTCATCCCGAATGTGGAGGTTGAGATAGATGCGGCTTTATAGGAACCCTGAGTACCAGTTCATCAGCACGGACATCAACCCGCTCCTTGCTGACCTGTTGGCCGGGTTTGAAGAAATAATGGGGTATACCGCGCAGCCCGCCAGCCTGGAGCGTATTTATATCCAATGGGTGGCATACGTAATAATCCACGAGCGGGCCCTGAGCAACTACGCAGCGAACCAGAACCTGCCGTCCCGTGCGGACGATGGGAACCTTGATGAGCTTAGCCAGCTATTCCACGATATTGAGCGCCCGGAAGCGGGGCCGGCTGCAAGTACGCAGCGTTTTGTTTTGTCTGCGGCGCAAAACACCTCAGTCCTGGTACCCGCAGGCACGAGGGTAACAGATGCAAGCAGTACCCTTATATGGCAAACGATAATAGACTCCTATATCCCGATAGGGGAGGTGTCAATAGAGATCCCTGTCGAATGCCTGACCTTGGGCGTTGTCGGTAACGGGTATGCTACGGGCCAGATCAATACACTCGTTGATGTCGACAATATCGCATATTACCAGAGCACGGAGAACGTTACAGAGAGCGGCGGCGGCTCCGACCGGGCCGATGACGACGCCTATTACAACCTCTTGCGCGACAGCCAGGGGTCAAGCAGCACGGCAGGGGCCACGAACGCTTATATATATTACGCAAAAAAAGCGTCGGCCGAGATCGCGGACGTCGTACCCGTGACGCCGAGCCCCGGGCAGGTCAATATTTACGTGCTCATGAAGGACGGCACTATTGCAGGGGAAGAGGTCAAGAAAAAAGTTTATGACGCTTGCAACCCCGACGATGTAAGGCCGCTCACTGATTATGTCGTTATGGACGACCCTGAAATCGTGGAGTATGATATCGACTTTACTTACTTTATCCCCAGCAGGTCGGAAATAAAATCCTCTGAGATAGAAAATGCGGTGGAAGACGCAGTCAATGATTATATTGTATGGCAGAGGGGGGCGCTCGGGCGCGACATCAACCCGGACGAGCTGAGGCAGCGGGTAAGGGATACGGGCGGCGTCAAGCGGATCGTTTTGCACTCCCCCGAGTTCCAGGTGCTGCGGGATGGCAGGTCAAGGGATCCCTTGGAG